CGATGGAATCTGGATCGCTTGCCAATCGCAGCCAGTCCATGCGCTGACGCCATGCGAGTGCCGGCCTTCCGCGAGTGGCATGCAAGAGTGAAATCTTGGCCCCGCTTTGGATGAAATGGTTGTCTTGAAGCGCGTCAGCCTCAGCATCGCGTCCATTGCGACGTAGAGCCATGCTGCGCAGGCTTTTACCCAAGTGGCCGTAATATGTGCGCCTGAGATTCCAAGGCGCATCCTGTGGCAATTTGAACGCCATCATAGCCTCGGTCCATCCGAGTGCAGCGGTAGGATCGTCTGGTACGGATGCCAGTCCGAGTTCGCCGTATGCCTCTGGCCGAGTTGGATCAGTGGCGAGCGCCTGGAGGAGCATCGATTTCTTGACCGCTGAATCGCTGGCGAGTCGTGCGAGTTGGAAAAATGCCTCGTATCGTTCATTTTTTCCAGTGTCTTGTAGCTGCGCAAATTCCAATGCTGCCGTGATCGCCTCGTCATTGCGATCGAGCGCAATCATACTTTGGAAGATGTGGAATTTTTGCGAGATCGTCCGGTCTTCCGGCGCGATAGATTGCAAGATTCTCAAGTTGCGCTCGTCCCTAGCTGCTGATCGCTTCTCTGATTCGTGCGTGATCTTGGCCGAGTCGAATCGAATGAGCTTGGCGTTCTCCGAAAATTTCAAACATTCATGGATCGGGTGCTGCCACTCAGCGGTGCCGCGACGCCAAATCCGCTCACGCCAGTTGATGACGCCATCCTCCGGGACAACGTATGGCATCAGAACGCCATCAATCTCTTTGCCGTCCAGATCCTTTAGCAGCGAGTGAATCTGCTGGATCGAATCGGCGTCGATCATGTCGTCAGTGTCGGCCCACATAACCCACGGCTTTGTCGCCATTTGCGTGGCCTGATTCCGAGCTGCGCCGAAGTCGTCGACGTGCGGCCAGTCGATCTTGTTCGCGTATCGCTGGACGTTGCAGCCAGCATCCAAGCAAATCTGCTCGGTCTGGTCCGGCTCACGATTGCCTGGAGCAATTACTACGTTGATTTCGCTGGCGAGTGGCGAGAAGTAGGAAAGGAACCTACGCATCACGCTTTCCGAATTGCCTGCAATTATGCAGAGGCTGAGTTCATTTTGCATCTGACAATTCGCAGATGTCAAAAACCCCACCCCGGAAATTTCCAGAGTGGGGTTGATGCCAGAACCAATACCAGAGAGAATCTTATGGCTTAGTGCCAAGGACCAGGCCGAGAGTCAAGCCAGTGGCGACACCGTAGAAGCACTCAAATGCTCCGTAGTGAATGCCCTTGGCTGGATCGAAGCTGCGACGATAGCCCATCGTGATGCCGTTCGGCGCGCTGACTTGCTCGGCTGCGAGATACATTGAAGTATCTTGCGGAGCGAGATAGCGCATTGCCAAGTTGATCGAGTCAGGGTGAGCAGCGAACGAGACAAGCGAGGTCGAAGCAGTTGGGAGGATGTTGGTTTCGTAAGTGTCGAATCCAACGAGCTTGCCAAGCGAACCAGTGCGAACAGCGGTGTTATCGCCGAGTGCGTAGGCTTGCAATACGTTGGAAGATCCAAGAAGTGCAGCGCCGACCACTGGGTTGAAGAAGCAGCTAATCATGTCGAGAGGGACATTGTTTAGTGAGAGCTGCTTGCGGAATGCGATGATCTGAGCAAGGGTGTAGTTTGCTTCCGAGGTAGTCACCGATGCAGCACCGTAGTTGCTGGTGGTGATTACCTTCCAGATGTTTTCCAAGACCTTGGCAGCAAGTGCGCGGCCTGCTTGAGCAGCAATTGCATCGAAGCGAGCACCGGACGAGTTGGCAACTTGGATGTCAGTCAGATCCATCGTGACGATGTTGTGCTGATTCAAGTTGACCGTGTTGCTGGTCACTGCACCGCCGCCAGTTTGATAGTTGGCAGAGGTAGCATTGAAGGTTGTCGCGGTAAGCGCCGAGATGAACGGAACAACGATCGCATCGCCTTTGTTGCGAGCTTCGCTGCTGATGTTGCGCGAGAATGCGCTGATTGGTGACAATGCAGCATTGAAGGCATTGAGTGCTTCTTGTGCAAAGATGGTGTCGTTGAATGAAATGGAAGCCATTGTATTTGTTAGTTAGAGACTGAGAATTTTTGAGCGGTTTTTGCTATAATAGTCCGAGCGATCCTCGGGTGAGAGCTTCGACATGATTGCGAAGTGATCGACTTGTGCAGTTGCATCGCTTGCGATCTCCTCGATGTGAGTTGGGTGACCAGTTGCAGACAGCAAGCGAGATGCTTCTAGTGAAATTTTTTCAGCAGATGCTTCCGACTTTTCAGTCAGTTCGGTGATGCTGACTTCTTGCTCGGCGATTTTTTCCTCCGCTTCTTTGAGAGCTTCAGTCTTTTCGTCGAGTTCAGCTTTTGCTGAAATGAGTTCAGTCACTGCATTTTGCAACTCGGTTTCAACCATCGCAAATTTTGCGGTGGCTTCTGAAATTGATGCTTCAAGCGATTTGATCTCGCTATCTTTTGCTTCAATTTTGGAAGCAAGTTCTGCGTTTGGCAAAAGTTTGTCGAGGATGCTCATACTTGCCTTGGTTGGCATGTCAAATTTTGGACCGATCACCTTGTCGATCAAGCCCATCGCAAATGCCTTGTCAGCATTAAGCCAAGTTTCGCTCTTCATCATTTTGCGAATCACTTCTTTTCCCATGCCCGACTTGCCTGCATAGATGTCTGCGATCTCGTCAGAAATTCCATCCAAAAATTCTGACACTTGTAGATGCTCGCTCGCATTGCCAGAAGAGTTGAGAGACGCGTCGTGAATCATCATCTGTCCTCCCTTGACCATGTGGACCTCATCGGCTGCCATAGCAATCACTGATGCCATAGAAGCTGCAAGTGAGTTGATGATCGCAGTGACCTTCACACCGCGATCGCGCATGGCAAGGATCGCGTAGTATAGCCGGTAACCATCCAGAACAGATCCACCACCTGAGTTGATTTCCATGATGACTTCCTCAAGAGCGCCATCTGCGCTGGCCGTCACCCCGGCGATCTCTGTGCCGATTGCGTTTTGTCCGTATAGACGGCCCATCTCCTCGATGATGGTGTCGATTGAATATGGCGTGACAGCTTCATTGAGCTTCACTTTGCCGACTTTGTTTTCGATTGAAAGGTAGTCCATAGGTTTTGATTGATTTGATTGAGCGTTGATTTGTTTGAGTCGAGTTTTGGCCCATGATTTGCCGGGATCTCCACCCCATAGCGCCCAGGCGATTCTTCCTGCTGATGGGTAACCATCCTCGCCAGGCGAGAATCCAGATGCCTGTTTATCAACTTCATGCCTAGCGAAGAAACTGACCATTCGGCCAATGGTTTCTTCCGAAAGATTCACTCGATTTGAAATGTCGCGAGCGCGAGCAACTCCGATAGCAGTTCCGCCTCGGTTGAATTCTTGCCTCCATTGTAATCCGCGAGACGCTTCTGCTGCCATCGCATCAGTTGGCTTGAGATCCACAGCATTAATTGCATCTTCGATCGTCTGATATTCTTTGACTATCTCAGCCGGGTCGATCACTTCTTCGATTCCTAAAGATGAGTACGCATCACGGGCACGAGCATCATTGTCAATTGCCTCAACAATATCATACCCTTCATCCATCAGCTTCTTGGCCTTGTATTTTTTGAATTGAACCTCGGCGCCTTGCGGGAAATCGCTAAGATGAATCTGTGAATGCGGGACATCATGAGCATTGAGCAGATCACGGGTCGCCTGCATCTGTGAATCTTGGCGTCCACTGACGATTATCACGTCGTGATCCATCGACTCATCCTTGAGATAGTCGATGACTTCTTGAATCGGTGATTCTCCATTGAATAGAGTGCCATCGATGTCGCAGATTATTGATGGATTAGGCATTGAATACTTCTGTTGGTGCAGTTTCGTTTGGCGTAAGCATCGACATTTCGCGGTCCTCGATCGTGACTCCGTATTTCTTCGCAGCGGTTTCTGCTGCCAGTTTGCGAAGTGCGACTTCCTCGGCGCGTTCCATCAAATGTTCCTCAAGCGATTTGCCCATCATGCCGACGATGTCGCGCATGTTGCGTGCGCCGATCTTCCACATGGATTCCAGCTCTTTGCTGACGCGACCATCATCGATCGTGAGCTTGGCTGGATAAGTGAATTCCCACCTCCACCAGTCTTCCGATTGTGGCAGGATTCCTTGCTTCTGCGCTTTCGCGACTGCATAGCCAATCATGCGCGTGGCTGCGTAGTTTAGGATGTCTTGCCGATCCTCGACCGCGCGTTGAGCTTTGCCGATTTCGCTGCGTTCGGCGGTTCCTTGTCCGGTTGGTTTCCAGACGAGTGAGTATGGCCAGTTGATTCCAGCGAGAGCGCTGCGGATGATCCGATCGTGGAACGATTCCCACACATCGCCTGGACGATCCGATTTGATTGTTTCAAGTTTGCCTCCCGAGTTGGATTTGAAATAGCGGATTGCGCCGCCATCCATCGTCTCGTATGTCATCCCCTGCCCGGTCGTGCTGTCGCCGATTAGGATGTTGCTTGGATCGTCTGGGTCTGGTCCTCCGTGTTCGTTGTATTCGATTAGGCCAATGCTCGAAAGCATCATTTGTGCAAGTCGTTCCCAGTCGTGCGACTGGAGCATGTCGCGAAGATCGTTGAGAGCATGGGTAAAAGCAGGTAATCCTCGACCCTGTTCTTGCCACGATGGATCGTAAAGGTGAATCACGTTGGCAGCATCGAGATATTCGGCTGCGTTGTTTTCGTCATCGAGGACAATGTATTCCTTTGGCGCTCCGCTCGGATAGTAGACGATACCGTCAATTAGCGTGCCGCCGTGAAATTGAATGGTGTCTTGATACGCATTCAACTCTCTAGGTGTGCCGATCCGATGTGATGGAATGTGCTGATACCGCGGATAACCATCTGGTGTTTGAGTCAGCAAAATAAATGCTTCGCCATCACGGTCGATTGCGGTCGAGAGCAAATAGAGCGATGTTTTGAAATCGTGCATTCCGCCGCGAACATCACCAATGGCGTACCATTGATTTTTGAGCCAATCGGCAGCAATCTTGCCGAATTCGGTATCCATCCCGGTAAATTTCGGCGCCCAGGCTCGACCGACTGCATACATTGCCTTCTGCTCGATGGCGCCACGCGCAGGCCCGAGGTTTAAGAAAAGTCGACGCGATGCCGACAGCAAAGTGTGCCTGTCGTTGTATGGCACGAGCTTGCCAATATCCTTTAGCTCGACTGGTTCCCATGGCCGATCACGCGAGTAGCGGTTGGCGGAACGTGCCGCCTGCATCACCGCCGTGTTGCCCCATTGATCAAGAATTGCCATCGCTCAATCGAGGATGTCAAAAGAGGCCACGCGACCGAGTGCCTGGAGCAAATCCTTGATTTAGCCAAGCTAGTGCCAATCGAAGTGCAGTCTGCCTTGATGACTCATCGAGTCCAATTACCTTTGCCATCGTGACTCCATTCTTGCCGGCGCTTGTGATTGAGTCCATGCCACCTTTGGTTAAAGCTCCACCAGAGATCGCAGCATCGAATGCAGCGCGGATATCTGCCACGCGCGATGCATCACCATAAGCCCACTGGAATAGGTTGTGCGCAGTGCTGTAAGTCGTGGCCGCCATTCACATGGCGAAGGATGTCAAACATCGAAGCCGGGAATAATCTTGAGCATGAGCGCGGCCACGATCTGCATCGCCTCGACGTCCCATCCGTGGTTGTCTCGACGTACTTTGACCCAGCGATATTCTACCTGCTTGGTTTTGCCATTGACGATCTCACGCTTTGCTTCCGAGTCGATTTGTTTGAGATATTCCTCCGGCGCATCATCTGGGATTTCCCATGATTGAGCTTGTCCGGTTCGATGGGCATGGAGGATGTCCTTGATTCGGTCCGATGCCCAGAATGCGTAGCGTGCCTTGCGTCCATTAGTGGCACTTGCCTCTGAGAATTTCGAGAATGGTCGATGGATGATGTCACCATTCTGCTTCTTGTAGGCGAACGACCCCTGACCAGATCCATGTAGCGCAGTCCAGTCGTTTGATGATGCGGCGCAGTAAACTTGGTCCGTGTTGTACTGGGCATCGATGAAAGTCATTTTGGGCGAAACTTTCATGCGCCGACGCAGCTCCTCGATCTGGTCATAAGTTTCCATGCGCCCGAAAAACAGCAGGCGCGATGATCCATCAGAGCGCCACGCGCGGCAGACAACCCAGAAGTGATCTCGCTGAACGTCGACCGTGATGAACCGATATGTTTCATTTTCGACGAGTTGGCCTTGAGAGAATTCAGCGAGTCGGTATCCATCGCCGACGAGTGCCTGGCGATTGTCTGTGAGATCCTCTTCCCAGCTCTCGGCGAGTCGCTTCTGGATGAATTGCCGCAGCGGATCAATGTTGCCAACCTTCATCGCGGCCTTCGCTTCCAAGTTGAGTAGTGCAATTTCCCATAATGGCTTGCGCCAGTTGCAAAGCACGTTGTAATGAAATCCAACATGCCCAGGCAGGCCACTGGATGTCTGGACGTATGACGCTGACTCTGCCAATGCTCGGCGCTGCTGCGTGTTATCGGCGCATGTCCAGTCGCAGTCTGGGTTGTCGCATTTGAGTTTGGCGGTTTGCGCTCGATGGAGAAGTGGTTTTTCTTCGTCGTCATCAATGACTACATTGCACCACTTCCAAGGCTGGATCGTTGCACAGGATGGACATTGAAAAGAGAATTCACGCTGGTCAGTTTGCTGCCATGCTTTGTCAAGATCGTCGCCTTTGGTTCCGGCCTGCGATAGGATGAAGAATTGGCGGTTCCATCGATCGTGCAATCGACCGCGAGATTCGTTGAGCATGCCTGGCTTGTATTGCCACGCCTCGTCGTTGAAGACGCGACGCATCGACTTGCTCTGAAGTCCTGAGAGATTTGCGCCTGTAAGGAACAGCGACATGTGCGGAAATAGGATCTGCATCTTGCGCTTCTTGTGACGATCCTCCGGTAGCAGTGCTGCGGTTTCCGGCGTGTTACGGATCGCGTAATCCATGCGAGTCTCGGCCCAGTCGCGCAGGTCGTCATCGGTTTGTCCGACCAACAACGTTGGCCCAGGATCTTCCGATATGATGTATTGCAGCGCAGCCTCGATGAAGGTCGTCTTGCCAGTTCCGATCGGCGCGAGGAAGACAATCTCCTTGGCGTCAGACTCGGCCAAGATGTCGAGCGGTTCGCGCTGCCACGGAGCATTCTCAATCTGGAATTTTGGCGTCAATCCATCTTGGATCGCGATTCGTCCAGATGACCAAGCTGATGGCGATAGGCGAGCGGTGATTTTTTGACCCAATTGGTACTTTTTAATCCTCTCGATAACATCTTTATTGATTTGATTCATTTTTTATCTTGTTCATAGTCAAACATAAAAATGCAACTTGAACTTTATTTAATGAAAACCACTACCCTTTTAATCTAAAATCAGAAAAATATTCATGCCAGTACTTTTCCCAGCTCCCAAGATTTTCCCACATTGCAGAAAGTTTTAGTAGTGGATCTTCTGCTTGTAATGTTTTAAACCTATCCAGTATTCTCATTGAAATGCCAATTTTATAAAATCCGGTTCTTTCATTTTTTATCAAATACAATCCTTGTTTTTTTAAGAGTGACTCAATTTTCTTATTTTTATGTCTAGATTTAATTCCAAGTTCATGAACCTTTTCTTTTAGTTTGGAGCACTCAATTCGATCTTTGATTAGCTTAATTAATTCTTTAATTTCATTTTCAAATATTTTTTATGATTCAAATGAATCATCAAGATTGTTTTTTAATAAAAATTGTTGATAAGCATAAGCCTTCCATTTCTTAGGTTTTTTCCCTGTTTGACCAAATATTAGTTCAGTTTGAAAATGCATTTTATTTCCAGACTTCTGATGTTAAATCATTCAACAATGTAAGAATTTCCAATGTTTTATCGCGTATTATTTTTTGCATTGCTGGCGCTTGACATCCCTCAAGCATTGGCGGCAAATCGTTTTCCATTCGATTTAATGCGGCTTTGTTTGCCGCTCCTATCCTCATTAGTGATTCATCAACTGTTGCTTTTGAAACGTATGATCCAGCAGCTTCCCGCAGCTTAAACGCATTCACGAGTCCGTCGATCTGAGTCTTGATGCGCTGCGCGTCATGCTTGTCCGTGCAGTGTGCCAGCTCCGAGATGAGACGTTCGGTATGATCCGATGACTCGATTGGATCGCTGGGTGGTGGCGTGGCTGGCACTGGTTTCCACTCATCCTTGAGTGTCTTGGGAAGATTCCGGCATCGAGCAATCTTGTCTTTGACCTGCGCGTCGTCCCAGACATCGACGCCACCGCGCTCCCAGTTCCCTAGGGTCTGAATGCTGATGCCGATCTGTGCCGAGCGTTGGTTTCTGGTCTGCTTTTTCATGCCTCAGTCAAAAAATGACTCATGCGC